GGGGCTGGAATGTATCTATCTACTGCTGTAGAACCAAAAACCAGGGTTAGCTGTCTATAACTCAAAGCCCCAGTGGTGCTGTTTCCTACGCCTCTAAAAACTATATCTGCTCCTAAATGAGAGCCTTTAATGAATATATTTTCTATTTTGACGGTTTGGAACTCTCCTGTGGCGGTTATCACTTCGGAAGATTTTGCGATTTGGTTGTTATCATAGATAAATTCAGCCTTAAATTGAAGGCCTTTAGTTCCTAATATTACAAAGGATAGGGAAATGGTGGAATCTTCTATATCTCCGATAAAACTTATATGAGTGGAAGCCTCCCAGTTGGCTCCTTTTACCTGTATGGAAGCGTTATTTAATTCATCAATATTTGCTTTTGTAATTTTAGCGTTATTTATGGTATTGCTACGCGGATGTTCACTACGGATTAGGTTTCGTAGTTTTAGCCGTTGGATTTCCTTTGTGAGGTCTCCTATGGCAGGTGTCCAATCGGTAGCCTTGTTGCCTTTTTCTAATTTTATCCATTCTATCCCTACGGCTGTAGAGTTGGTTACTCTTCTTTGTATTTCTAATTGTGTAGATTGACCAAATCCAGCGTTATAAGGAAATGTAATTTTGTAATATCCATTTTCTAAAGAGCCTTGTCCTTGTGGGTCAATATCTACTCCGTTAATGCGTGGTTTGGGTTTATCGTTTGCAGTGAAACTTCCTTTGATAGTAAGGGTGTATTGGGTTCCTTGCTCTAATGGAGCGACGAGGCTGTAAGTTTTTAATAGGCTGTTTGCGGTAAAAACTTGCGTGTCGGAGTTTAAAACTAGGTTATTACTACCGAGAGCAGCACTTTGTATCATTGTGGATACTTCTGAGCGAGTTACTCTTTCGCCAATTTCTTCAAAGGTTTGCCCAAAGGCTTCTCTCATTTTTGCTTCTGTAATCAGTCCCTCGTCGTTATCAGGGAGTAGTTGCTGAATTTTTCCTAATCTATTGCTCATTGTTATTTTTTTTAATCAAATCCACCTGAAAAAGCAGAAGAGAAAGCCCCTGTTTTCATGTTTTTCCAAATTTCTGCTTCGTTTAATAATATGTTGATACCGTTTTCATCTTTGACATTGGCAAACTTCATTATTCCAGACATGGCGAAGTCGTCCTGTTCCATTTTTTCAATGCAGGTTCTTTGTGTGCCATCGATGAAAAAGTAATCATTCACGGCATGGGCATTGATAAAGTTCAGGGCGTTGAAATCTCCCTCTGTTAGGAACTGGTATTTTACCATTTCATCAATATAGCTGTCTTTCACTCTTAGGGTGGAGTTTCCAGCGGTTCTATTGTTTGAGACTTCTACTTCTACGCTGTTTATCCCTAAATCATAGGCTGGTAGGTTGGTTACTATCCATGCTCCCTCGCTTTCAAAATCAAATAGATTTTTATTGTAGCTGTTTCTTGTGGCTATTCTGATGTATTTTCTGCCGTAGTAGTCTGAACTATCTAAAAAGCGGACACAATTAGAATAAAAAACGGCTTCATTTTTTCTATTGAGTAGCACCAGCTGTCCCTCTATGGGTTTTTTGGAGTAGAAACTGATGTGCTTAATTTTGTTATCTTCTATGAAAAGAGCGGATTCTATGTGTTTTTTTTGGTGTTTATTCACTACATAGAGTCTATATTGTCCGTCAGGTAAATGATTATCTACTATTGGGATTAAAAAGCGGTGCCACACTCCGATTTCCAGCGGATAAGGGTTTTCGCTACCAAAATAGCTTATATTTTGGTGGTTTAATGCATTTTGGTGCTGTTCTATGGTTCTGTAAAATCTAACTGGACTATGATACCAAAAATTATTCATACGAAAATTTTTTCAAAAATACAAAAATATATCATTATTTAGAATCATTCTAAATAATATTGTTATATTTGTAAAAAATAATCTCTTTATATAAAGCGAAAAATGGGATTTCTTACGAATTTAGATAACGGAATTAGTGCCTTTAAGAGTGCTTTTGCTAGTGGTGTTACTTATGCACGACTATCAGAGGGCACACATTCTTATAATTATGAAACGGAGAGAATGGGGATGTTTTCGGCGTTAGGATTTGGTCAGACTTATTTTTCTCCGAAAGAGAATGCAAAGAATTACTATAAGGACACGCTATTTCTTGCGAGTTGTATTAATTTGTATGCGGATTTTGCTTCGCAGGTAAGGATTTCAGAAGTGAATGAGCATGGCGATGAAGTGCTTAATTCAGCTTATGTAGAGTTTTTAGAGCGACCGAACATTTGGCAGAATAAGACTGACTATATTAAGGAATTGGTGGTGAATTTGCTTACGACTGGGATTTCTATACAGGCAGGAAATTTCTTTGAAAGCGGAGATTTAAGACCAAGTTCTACGCTTTTTAATTTAGAGTTTAACAATCTTAAATTCCCAGAGATAAAAGACCCTTATGTTTTGTTTTCTGATGAAGTGAAGAATTTAGAGATTATAGAAACATTAGAGAATGGATTCTCTAAGAAGAGGAAAGTATCGGAGATTGCGTTTTTTTATGATACGATTTCGGACAAGGCAAAAGGTGGAGTGTATCAAAATAGGAATTTATATTTTAATCCTATTTCTCGGATTTTTCCTATTCTGAAGAGCTTACATACTTTGATGAATAGTGATGATACTCTTTGTTTTCTTTCATCTAACCCAGTGAGTGCTATTTTGAGTAAGGATGGCTATTCAGAGACTTATGCATCATTAGACCAGCATCAAAAATTAGATATAGAAAATAAAGTAAATGGTAGAGGGAAATATGGAGCAGGAACGAGAAAGGCAGGGGATATTATAGCCACAAATGAGAGTTTGAAGAAATTAGACCTTACAAGGGACAATAAGAAGCTGATGATAACGGAGATACAGCAGAATGCGAAAGAGAATGTGCGTGAGATGTTTCTAATCCCTAAGGATTTTTTCGGTGGTAGCACTTATGAGAACCAGCAGTTTGCGGAGGCTAAATTTATTTTAGGAAATGTAAAGACTATTACGGACAATTGGTTGCAGGAACTTGTCAATAAAACGCCGTTATATTTTAAGAATAGAAAAACGAAATTAGTAGGGACTTATGACCATTTGCCTAGTGTTATTGCGATTAAGGGCAAATTAAAAAACGAGGGATTTAAGGCTAAAGCAGAAGCGATGACCTCATTACTTACTGCCTTTGAGAAAGCAAAATCGTTAGAGATAGAGAGTGATTTTGTCACATTTGCGAATCAGTACGGATTTTCGGACTTTATTAATGCAGGGAAATAATGGAAAAAATAGAACACCAAATCAATAAAAAAATAAAAGACACCAAAACAAGCGAGAATATCATTCAAGAACTCAAGAAAAAACACCAAATCATTACCCAAAATAAAATAGTGAAAAAATGATTACTGCCATAGAAATACCTAATAAAACATTTACCACAAAAGAGGAGTTATTCAAGGAATTAAGGGAGAATAAGAAAGCGTTATCTGCACAGAAGAAAATAGAAACGAAATTTTCTGACCCTTTTGCTTATTCCTTTGCGGTCAATGAGAAAAACGAAGCTGTAAAGTCTGAAAATGTTAATGTTTCGGATATTAAAACCTTAAAAATCAAAGCTGTAATAAACACGACGAATCTTTTAGACTCTCATAATGACGTTTCTATTAATGGGAGTTGGAACAGAACCACCAAAAACACGAAAAACATATACTTATTACAGGAGCATAAGGCTTTATTTACTCATATTATCACGGATGAAGTAGAGGCTAAAGTGGAAGTTTTTAACTGGAAAGAACTTGGTTTTGATTACGAGGGAGAAACAGAAGCATTGGTTTTTTATGCTACGATTCATAAGGATAGAAACCCTTTCATGTTTGAGCAGTATGCAAAGGGGTATGTAAAGGAGCACTCGGCAGGGCTTAGATATGTGCAGTTGGAACTTGCGATAAACTCCGAGGCAGAATGGGACAAGGAAGAAAAGGCGATTTGGGACAAGTATTATCCTTTGATTGCTAATAAAGAAGTAGCGGATGAATTAGGCTATTTCTGGGCAGTTATAGAACAAAAAATTATAGAAGGTAGTGCAGTAGTTAGAGGGAGCAACTTTGCTACGCCTACCTTATCCGTAGAACCCGTCCAAGACACTTCTACAACGAAGCAGGACTCGGCACCGACCACTCCGCAAAGTGTTATTCATAATTATTTAATTCACCTTTAAAAAGAAATTAAAATGAAATTTGAGAGAAAATCATTAGCGGAAATTGCTAAAATGACTGATGAAGAGAAAGAAAAGTACTTCGCAGAAAAGGAATCTTACGAAAGAGAAGAAAGACAAAAAGAGTTAGACCAAGTGAAAAACGAAATCACGAAGTCTATCAATGAGCAAAAAGATAAAACGGGTAAATCTCTTGATGAAGTAAAAGCTATCATAGAGGAAATTAAAAGAAACCAAATGGGAGGTATTACGGAAGAGGCTTTAATTAAGGCACTCAAAGAGAAGCATTCAGAGATTAAAAAGGTCTATGAAGCAGGAAGCGGAGTAGTAGAGATTGAGTTTAAGGCGGTAGGTTCTGTCGCTACGACAAACGGAACGAATGCGAATGTCCCTACATTACAAGGAACGCAAGACGCTGCACTTGGGAATATAGGACTTAGAAATATTGATATTTTGGGGTTATTCTCAAGATTAAGCACTAACCAAGCGTCTTATGCTTATACGGAAGCCGTGCCAAAAGATGGGGACTATGGCTTTGTAGAAGAGGGTAAAATAAAACCACAAGTAGATTTCAAATGGGATACGAGATATGCGACTCCGCTAAAAGTGGCGGCTCATATGGTGCTTACAGAAGAGGCGGTAACTGATGTAGCAGGTCTTGAGAGCGTAGCGAAAAACTATTTAAGAGGTAAGCACGACCTTAAGAAAGCTAAAGGATTACTGAACGGAACAGGAACGAATGGAGAACCAAAAGGTATTACGGCATATGGAAAGCCATTTGTAGCAAGAGGTTTAGCAATTGCTATTGAGAAGCCTAACTTTATGGATGTGGTAAACTCTGCTATTGTTTCTGTAAGAAATAGAAGAGATTACGAAGACCAAATGCAGTTCCAGCCGAACTTGGTATTAATCAACGAATTTGATTTTGTAACTCATATTTTATCAGCAAAAACGAAAGAGGGTACTCCACTTTATCCAAATGCATCTATTATGAATGCGGTGAAGATTGGTGATGCGGTGATTATGCCGAGCATTGATATTCCAGAAGGTAAAATATTTGTAGGAGACTTGAAGAGATACTTTATTACGGATTATGTAGGGTTCTCTATTAGAATCGGGTGGATAAATGACAACTTCATTACGAACCAGTTTGTAATGGTGGGAGAATCAAGATTCCATGCTTTTGTGAAGAAATTAGATGAGAATGCGTTTTTGTATGATGACATTAACACGATTAAGACAGCGATAACTAAACCTTAAAAAATCATGGAAGTAGTATTGTTAAAAGATTGGGCAGGGTATAAAAAAGGCGATGTGTTAACCATCGCTGACCCTACCGTTATAGAGAAAGGAATATCATTAAAAGTATTCCGAGAAAATAGCGGAGAAGCCGTAAAAGAAACGGAAGAAAATAACGAGAAGAATAAATAACATTATTAAAATTTAATCCCTATGCTTATAGATGAGACTTTCTTCAAAGGTAATTTATACATCGCAAATGTAGATGAGCCAGACCCTGATAATCTTCTATATACGGACTTAAAGAGTTTTATAGAAAGGTCAGAGGAGGAGGTTTTGTCTTTTGCATTTGGGGTGAAAATGTGGTTAGACTTCAAAGAGCGATACAAGGCAGACCCTGAAAATCTTCCAGAAAATTATAAGGCGATTCTTAACGGAAAGCATTATACAAAAATTTATAACGGAGAGTCTAAGGATTTGTACTGGAAAGGGCTGGTTCAGAAAGAAGAAAAGGAATCTCTGCTGGCTTATCATGCTTATGTGTCTTATCAGAATAATAATGTTACGCAAACTACGGCATTTGGGCAGACTAAGGTAGATAATAAAATCGGTATGCAAGTCTCTATTACTCCAAAGGTTACTCGTATCCACAATGAGTTTTTGGAGATGCTCCATGGCGGTATTAGAACGGATAGGAGTGGATTAACTTATGAGGGGAATCCTTATTGGGATTTAGGGTGTGGGATAGATTATTTTGGCATTTATAACAGGAGTGGATTTGTATCTCTGATGCGATTCTTACTAGATAATGCACAGGACTACCCACTATTAGAGGTTAATTATAGCAAGTTTGGAACGCTACAAAATGATTTTGGATTATGATAAATCACCATGAGTTTTTTCATCATCTTTTAGATAGGAAGCTAAAAGTGAGTTATCAAGAGAGTGATTATATGGCTAATTTCACGGAGGGGGATTTATTTGAACTTTGGAAAGTTTTACAATCTAAGAAGCATAAATACCCTATGATTTGGTTACAAACGGGTTATAAAATCACTCATGATATTAGGGGGAATAAAACGGACTTAAAGGGTCTTCGTTTCTTCTTTATCACGAAAGGTTCGCTCAATGACTTGAATAAAAAGCGATTTGTGGACACTTTTCAGAGTGTTTTATATCCTCTTTTGAATCGTTTTCTTGATGAGTTGAAAAAGACAAAGGGGGTAGCTTTTGGGGAGGATAGATATTCTTTTATCACTTTGCCTTTTAATGATATTTCGGAATTATCAAGTAGAGAGAGGGATTACGGCAATAAGAAGACCTCACAAACGGCTACTACGGAGAGTGTATGGGACGCTATCGTTTTAGAGATAAGCCTTAGGATAGATAACGAATGCACACATATTAAAAAATTTAAAATCACTTAAAAAAGATGTTACATAAAGTTTATTGTTCAGTAGCGGAATTGGTCGCAAGATTAGGCGGTACATTCTGTGGGGAGAAATTGGTTACAGGTTTTGCTCTTATCAAGAGAGGGACAGAATTAAACCCTGAAACTTTTGCTAAAAGTCAGTTAGACCAATTGATTAAGGAAGACAAGATTATTGGTAAAATATCATTCTACAATGTGGAAGATAACGACCAAGATGCAGATTATAACACCTCTGTAAGAAAGGAAAGGTCTAAGA